AACGAGACGAGGAGCCACGGGCCGACGATGCACGCGTCAAACATCCGTCCCCCGGATCTCCGCGGCCTCGCTCCGCAGGTTGGTGTTGATCGTCGGTGGGAACTCCACGCCGCGCTGTTCGATCCATGCGCGGTCGAGGGCATTGGCCCCTCCGCTCCCGAGGTGCTCAAGCATCATCTCGCGCATCTGCTCCTCAAGGCATGTCGCAAGCGCAATCGTGCGGTTGTAGCGCGTCGCAAGGCGCTTCCATCGTTCCTGCGGGGTGGGTGTCTTTGTCGTCATGATGTGCTCCTCAGTAGGGGATCTCAGGGTCCGAGCCGACATAGGAAACCGCCTTGCAGCCTGTCGCCTTGTAGAACCCGGCGGGGTCCCACTTCCACGCGATCTCCGCGAGCCGACCGACCTCGACGCCGTCCATCTGCATGTACTCGCCGGGGAACGAAACCCACACGCTCCCGTGAACCGGGTGAGAGCAGAACACGGCAATCACGCCAGCGTCGCGCTCGACCGCCCGGATGAGCATGACCGAGTCCGAGCCTGCGTCAGGCCAGCGGCGCGTCGCATCGGGCTTCGCCGCAGGCGCGGCCTTGGGAGCCTCCGCGGCCTTTGCTGGCGCGGCGCGGCGCGTCGGCGTGGGGTCGAGCAGGTCGCGGGTAGACGGCGCAGGGGCAGGCGCGGGGCGCTGCGGCTGACGGGCCTCGCGGTCCTCGTCCGCGTCGGTGTCATCGTCGCCCGTCAGCATCAGGGCCGCGGCCATCGCGTAGCGGCGCAGGTAGGTCACGACAGCGCCAAGGTTCTGCGCGGTCGCCTTGTCCGGGAGCACCATGCCCACGGTCGAGCGCATCCACTCTCCGCTGATGTGCGCGACCTGCGTGGAGACGCTGACCTCGTTGCCGTGGCTGTTGACGCCCTGCGTCAGGATCAGACCGTTCCGCGAGAGCGGCTCGCGAATCGCGTCGATGTGCGAACCGAGCGTCGCGTACCGGAAGCCCTTGAAGTGGGGGTGTGCCTTGTCAAGCGCGGGATTGCGAATCTCGCCCTGCGCCTTCGCGAGTGCCGCGACCAGCGCGGCGATGCTTTCACTCTGCTGCATGTTCTCTACTCCATGCGGTGCGTGATGCGCGGCGACGGTCGCCGCGCCTGTGGCAATGTAGGGTATGTCAATCCGCGTGTCAAGCGCGGCAGATGCGGATCATCGCGCCGGGGATCTCGCCGTCCTTGCACCAGACGCGCTCGACGCGCAGCGTGCAGACCTGTCGGTCGTTGCGATACGCGATCCCCGCCAGCGCGTCGAGCACGGCGCGTGCGATCTTGTCGCAGTCCCCGTAGCCCGGGCGCTCAGGCGCGCTCGGGCGCAGCGTGCCGCGCCGTCCGAAGTGCGACGCTGGTCGCGCATAGCGTGCGAGGATCTCGACGCACACGCCAGCGTCGATGATGCGGACGCCAGCGTCGAGGGCGCAACCCGCGACGGTCGAGCGCCACGGGCGCAGGTTCTTGCTCGACTCCAGCATCAGCGGACGGCCCGAGCGCGAGCGGACAAGTCGCTTGCTGCCCTGCGTCACCGGGATCCCGGGTACGAGGAACTCACGCACGGGGCGCATGCCGCTTGTTGTTGACGACGAGCGAGACCGCCGCGGGGCTGATCCCGAACAGCAGCGCGATGTTCTTCTGCGGGAGTCCGCTGGCGGCGTGCGAGCGTATGGCGGCGACTTCGTGCGGCTGGAGTTTGCGACGGCGTCGTTTGCGTGGGGTCTGCATGGATCGGGATCGTACCCTGCGCGGACGGTCATGCGAGCCTCCAGACACGAATGATGCGCCCGTGCGTCGAGGGACGGAGCGACTGCCGGACCTCGCCTGTCCACTCCATCCCGCGGAACACGCTCCCCGCGGCGTTCCCGAGCGCCTCCCACGACGAGCCGCGGAGGTGCATCTCCATCGCCACATCGTCGGCATGGACGCAGCCGTGGCGCTGCGCCAGTTCCTGCGCGATGCCCTGCGCGACGGCCAGCAGTTCGCGTCGGGCGCTCGCAGCCCGGGCCATGCCCTCCTCCTTGCGGCGCTCGGCCTCGGCAAGGTCAAACAGCGTCATTCGGGACCTCCTGCGCGATGCGCTCGCGCTCGACTCGGACAGACAGGGGCGCGTGGATCACGGCCTTGCAGCGGGTGGGCTTCTCGGGGGTGAGGTCCACGCGGATCTCGGTCCCGCCGATCAGGAACAGCAGACGCTCCCGGGTGCAGCGCACCGTGGTCACGACGCAGGCGACACGGTCACTCATCGTCGGCCTCCCCGGTGCGCTGGAGGTCGGACATCTCGGTGCGGACGATGTCCTCGACGCATTGCGCGAACTGCGCGGCGAGGATCTCCGGGCTGTCCCCGGATCGGATGTCGCTCGTCGCCTCAATGAGCAGGAACCGCGGGTCCCCGCGTTCGCGGACGATCATCGTCCACACATCCCACCGCTCCTCGACGGTCCCCGCGTCCTCGTCCCGCAGGCGGTGCAGGTGCGGCGTCCCGTTCACAAACAGGAAACGGACGGCGTTGCTGCGGCATTCTGCCGGGAATGGCGGGATGCGCTCCAACACATCGGGCGGCACGGACGACTCCCGCACCATGCGGAACTGCATGTTGTCAAATCGGCCTTTCATCGGCGGCTCCTCCGTCCCTTGCGGACGCTGTTCAGGTTTGCGGCGAGGCTGCAGGCGGCGAGCACCGCCGCGACGGTCAGGAATAACACGAAACCCGGCTCAAGTTCGGTCTGCATGGAAATCTCCTCAGCCGCAGAATGCGGCGTTCTTGGTGCGGCAGGCGTCGCAGCAGTAGATGCTGTGCTCGGAGTCCCCGAGCACGGTCAGGTTGTCGATGGGGTGGGTGGACTCGCACCACTCGCAGGTCGCGCAGTCGTGCTGCTCGCGCAGGTTCGACTCGGCAAGGTTGCACATCGTGCGAACGATGCGAGATGCATCGCGAAGGTTTGCCAGCGACTTCTGCGGGAACATGCGATGCCAACTCGACGCAATGGTGTCGCGGCACAGGTAGTTCTCAATGCCGTGGCGAGTGCGAGAAACCGCGCATTCAAGGGCGCTACGGGCAGAGTCGGTCAGAGTCGCGACGGCGGGGGACGCGAGAACTGCCTCCCCACGGGCAAGGGCGGCACGGGCGAGGACGATGGACTTCGGTTCACGCATGGCTGACTCCTTCAGGTTGGGCGCGAGCGGCGTGCTCGGCGGGTTGACTATACCTACTTCGGCGCAGGGCGCAAGGCCCTGCAGGGAATCTCGCGAGATTTCCGGGGGCGGTCGCATCGCCCCCGGCGCGAGGTCAGGCGGCGAACATCGCCTTGACCTCGGCCTCGGGCGTAAACTTGCCGTTGACATACAGACGGGCGGGGAACTGCGGGAACCAACCTGCGCGGCGGGTGTACTTCCACACGATGCGCTGACGCAGGTCGAGCACCGCGTTGCCCTTCGTGACCTGCATGTCGATGTTCGCGCCGTTCTGCCAACACAGGGTGCAGGCATCGACCGTTCCGAACTTCCCGAGCAACTTCTTGTGCCACGCGAGCAGGGCAGAGGTCGCGTCCTCGCGGGCGACGCGCTCGACCTTCGCGTCGTCAATCTGTGCGCTGTAGACGAGGCGTCCGCGCAGGTCGCCCGTCCCGTAGCGGTAGGAGGCGCTGAAGCGCATCGACCGCTCCGCGAGCGCGTTGTATCGCTTCTGCATGGTGAACCCCATGCCGTCCTCCAGCGCGTACTCCGCGAGGTGACGGGCGAAGTCGGCGCGGATGCGCTCGGCAAACTGCGCGGCAAGCGCGTCGAGCGAGGAGAGGAGGGCGGTCGCGATTGGGTCGGTCGGCAGGTGCATTTCTGACTCCTTCAGGGTTAGGCCGAGCGGCGTGCTCGACACGGGTACAGTACCTTCGTCGGCGTAGGGGTCAACCCCTCTGAAGCGAAATCTGGAAGTTTGTCGAAAAAAGTTTCCGGCTGGGAAACACAGCGACCCGCACTTGCATCGGCAGCGCGGGTCGCTATTGTGTGCCTCGGCTGCGCTCACAGTCTCGGAAAGACGAGCGCCGCCGACATCGAACTGGCGGTCGCATTCTACCGCCTCATGCCGCCAGCGGCAAGATTGCAGCGTCAGCGTGCGCTCCGTCCACGCAGTCCGAGGGCGCGGCCACAGGCCGCTCCGACGCCGGGTCTGACCCTACCCGGCGCATCCTCCCCGGAGGATCGCTCCTGCATCGTGGTAGCGGCTGGCCCAGCGAAATGGTGAAAACGATGCCTTGGGAAACCTCGCGGCGGCTCCGAGCGGCTGCGCCTCCCCATGACCTCGCACACACGGGGTCATGGTGTTCCTGCGGTCTCACCAAGCAACTGCGGAAACGCGCCGCAGGCGCGCCGAGCGCCCGAGCGCAGCGAGGGCAACATCCGGTCTGGTGGGAGTCGTTTGGCGTCCCCCGCCCCTCGCTGGGCCTCCAAAGTAGCCCGAGCGAGGCGGCGGGAGAAAATTGCAAAAATGTTGCGCGGAATCCTCAAGTGGGGTTGCACCCTGCGCCGAAGTAGGTATAGTCCACGCATCGGGCATGTCGCCCGGTCCAACCCTGAAGGAGTCAGCATGTTTCAGATCCACAGCAGCGACGAGAACTACCAGCCGCACGGAGAGCCGCTCGCGACCGCGAGCACCTACGCGCAGGCAAAGGAACTGGCGGCGGAGCACGCCGCTGGCCGCATGTACGGCGCGGTCATCGTCACCCCGAACGATGCGGTCATCTGCGGCGACGAGACCGCGGAGGAACTGTCCGCCATTCTTGCGGAGTGCAACGGTGACGCGCAGGCTGAACTTGTGGACCGCCTGAGCGACGCGGTCGTGAGCCGCCTGCAGGTACTTGCAAGCCTCGGGACCTCGGGTCGGAAGTTCGACACCCGTGAGGATGCTTTCTATCGCCTCGGTCGCGTCCACGGCGCGATTGATGCGCTGGAAATCGTCGTCAACTCCCGCGAGACCCCGGCGTGGATCGCGGAACTGTCGATGCAGGCAACCGACGCCTACAGGCAGGCGCTCGCGAACATCGCGCTGAACGCGAAGGGAGGTGCAGCGTGAACCTGCAGAACTTCAACGAGTCGTGCCGCAAGGCTGTCGCCCAGCGTCTGCAGGTCGCAAGCGCGAACATCGGAGCGGCCCGAACCCGCCGACAGGCGTTCGCCCGGTTCTACTCGTACACGCGGTGGGTCCCCGACGCCGCGTACCGCGAGGAACTGCAGGCGGTGCTTGTGCAGCGGCTGCACCAGATCGACGCGCAGGCGGGTGCGAAGGGAGGTGCAGCGTGAGCCGCCCCGGGACCGTCGCCGCTGCCGACGCCGCGATGCGCTATGTGCGCGAGATGCGTGCCGCCTGCCGGACCTGCCGCACGCACGCTCGGCACGGCGCGAAGGGGTTCACGCGCATGTGGGAGCAGTCCGAGGCAGACGCGTGGCGCGAACTCGCGACTGCAGCCGCGGCGCTCTCCGCAGCAGCCGCCGAGGTTGCCGAGCGCATGGAGCAAAACCAAGGTTGACGCGCACCCTCCGCGTAGGTAGGCTTCCCCCATGTCCAAGGCAACGAAGTTCAGGCTCGACACCCCGATGGATTGGAAACTGGCGATGCAGCGCCGGATCGCGTCGCAGGGACAGTCCCGCTACCAGTTCATCTGCGAGGCCGTCGCCAAGGGCCTGTGCGCCCGTCACAGCGCCGAGTGCCTGCTGGCGGACCCGGACACGGTCACGGGCCAGCGGGTCCCGAGCCTGCAGACCGCCATTGAACTCGCACGCGCCGCGGGGATGGACCTCGTCCTCGTCACCCGCGGGGACGCGGTGGGGTGACCCGGGTACGATTCGTCTGACCAGTTCAACCCAAACCACAAGGCGAACAAATGAAACCAACCACACCAATCGCATGGAAGCGCACCGCTCGCAGGGCATCCGCAACGCAGGACCCGGTCGCGGAATACGACGCAATCATCGGTGGGGAGCACTTCGGCGCGATTGAGGCCCAGTTCGATTCCATCGACAGGGGCTACACGAAGATGGCGTCCTACACCTATGCGCTGAACGGATACACCGCATGGACGCGAAATCACTTTGACGAGGTGCAGTTCCCCGTCAGCCGATACGGGTCGTCGCAGTCGGCGCTCGCAGCCGCAAAGGGCTGGGTCGCGGAGCAGTCGAAGCGCCCGTGGACTCCGATTGGGTGATGCGTCCGGCGTTCACCAAGGCCAATCGCTACATCTTCGATCCGAAGGCGCTGTCTTGGTCGATCCCGAGCGGACACACCTGCCCGGGCGCGGATGCCTGCCTCGCGTCAGCCGACCGGGACACGGGCCGGATCACCAATGGGCCGCGCCAGCAGTTCAAGTGCTACAGCGCGGAACTGGAGCGGTTCCCGAGCGTCCGCAGCCGATACTGGGCGAACCTCGACGCCGTGCGCGGCAAGTCTTCCGAGGAGGTTGCGGCGGTGCTTGAGTGCCTGCCCCGCAAGGCGCACCTTGTCCGCATTCACACCGCAGGCGACTTTTTCTCGCAGGCGTACCTCGACGGCTGGCTGCAGTTCGTTCGCTCGCGACCCGGCACGCACTTCTACGCGTTCACGAAGTCGCTGCCGCTGTGGGTGCGGCGGCTCGGGGAGATCCCTCCGAACCTCGTCCTGCAGGCGTCCTACGGGGGAAAGTGGGACAACTTGATTGCGGAGCACGGCCTGAAGTACGCTCGCGTCGTGTTCAGCACCGAGGAGGCGCAGGCGCTCGGCCTCCCCATCGACACCGACGACAGGCTCGCGGCCTACGGCACGCAGTCTTTCGCGCTGCTTGAGAACCGCGCAGCGATGCGCGAGCGCATGGCGCTGGTGCAGCCGACGCTGTTCGGGCTTCCCTTGCCGTCTTCGCAGGGTACGATGCACGCATGAGCAATCCCAGCGACCAAACCCCAAGCGACGGCGGGGGGCCTGCGGGGGGGTCTGAGCGACGCACCCGGTGGGAGCGCCGGATGCACCTGCGGTGTCTGGAGGCAATCGTCTACGACGGCTGGCAGGTCCCAGCATCAGCGTTTGCCGACCTGCCGCGCAACCTGCACGACATCCTTCAGGACCCGGCACAGAGCACCCGAGACCGCATCCGCGCAGGCGAGGCGCTCGCGCACCTCGTCGCGCACCGGGCCGACGCTGCCGTGCAGTACGACAGGATCATGCGCCTTGACGCAGGCGAGGCGACCGACCGCATCGCGGTCTACGACTCGCTCTCCGACGCGCAACTCGCAGCCGTCGCGGCAACCCTGCGGCGCTCCGCACCGACATGTCCACCAGATTCTCCCGCGCCCGGAAAGCCGCAGCCCGAGCCGCAGAAGCCTCGCCAGAGCCGCAGGCGGTCCTGACCGCCCCGGACGCCGTGCAGGCCGCTCGGGACAGCCCCGAGGCGTTCCTCGCGCTGGCGCTCGGGCGCACCGTCAGCGAACTGCAGCGCACCCTGCTGGCGCACGCTCTCAGCAACCTGTCGTGGTACGCGGAACTGCCCCGCGGACACGCCAAGACCAGCACGCTGTCCTACCTCTGCGCGTGGTGGTTGGGCGTCAGGCCCCAGAGCCGCATCAAGATCGTCAGCCAGAACGACGAGGCGGCTACCGCGACGACCCGGTTCGTGCGCGAGATTGTCCGCGGAGCCGCGTTCCGAGCCGCGTTCCCGGAGGTCAACCTGAAGCCCGGGGAGGACAGCGTCACGGCGTGGACCGTGGTCGCTCCGGGCGTCGAGCGTGGGCGCGACCCCTCGGTGCAGGGGTCCGGCGTGTTCGGGCGCACAGGCGGTCGCGCCGATGTCATCTGGTTTGACGATATCTGCGACCTGCGGAACGCCGTCCTGCAGCCCCGCCTGCGGGAGCAGGTCAAGGAGGCGGTCCGCAACATCTGGATGCCGATGCTCGACCCCTCGGCGCAGGTCGTTCCGAGGTCGTGGCGCTCCGCGACGCCGTTCCACACGGACGACATCACGGCAGAGTGGAGGCGGGAGCACGGCGCGTCCGGCTCGCTCCTCCGCACGCCGTGCGACGGGGACCGAAGCCCGTGGCCCGAGGTGTTCACCCCCGCAGTCCTGCACCAGAAACGCGCCGAGATGGGAGCGATGGCCTACGCCCGGGCGTACGAACTCGTCCCCGTCAGCAGCGACCTGCTGGTGTTTCAGCCCGAGTGGCTGCGCTACTACCGCGCCGACCAGAAGCCCAAGGTCACGCGGACCGTCGCCGCGGTGGATTGGGGATACGGGCGGCGCTCGCAGGAACGCGACGATCCCGACTACAGCGTCTGCATCGTGGGGGAGATTGACGCCGAGCGACGGCTGTACCTCACCGACATCCTGCGCGTGCGCGAGCCGTTCCCGACCTTCGCACGCATGGCGGCTGCGCTGCTTGACAGACGCGGCGCATCGGTCGTGCTGGCCGAGGCGAACGGGCCGCAGCGCGGAATCTTCGACCAGTTCGCGGAGATCACGCGACAGCCGATGCTGGCGGTCGAGCGGACGATTGACAAGCACCTCCGCGCCGCTGGGGCGCAGCCCTTCGTGCAGAGCGGGAAACTGCTGCTGCCTGCCGACGACGCCGGATCGGTGCGACCGGAGTTTACATGCGTGGTGGACGAGATGCTCGCCTTCCCGGCTGGAGCGCACGATGACACGGTCGATGTAGTCGTGGACCTGTGCGGTGAGGCTGTGCGCGGGTCGCTGTCAAGCGCCGACCTTAGTGTCAAGCGAATCGAACGGCCCGACGCGATATCTCGCATGTTCGGCGCGAGTCGCGCTCGCAAGCCGTTTTTCGGGTGATACGATGGGAGCATGTGCGGCAGCAACCATGCCCGATTCTCACAAGCCGAGACGAAGTATTTCGTCGGTGCGACCGAGATTCCGCGGAATCAGATTCGCGAGGAACACGGGCGCGACGGATCACGAAACACATTCGCGAAGAAGCAAACAAAGTTTTTCGCTGGAATGCGTGAGTACAGCGAGAAGCAGGTGACGCATCTGCCGTTGAATGAATTTGCGCTGAAGTTTCCGAATCGCAAATGGTTTCTCGTGCAGGGATTTGGAAACAAACGGTTCAGCGTCGATAATCCCGGCCCACACCGGGGTGCATTGGTGTCATGGGAAACCGATTGGCGACCCATCGACCGCGTGGTGAACTTCAGTAAAACCCCGCAACCAAGCGTTTGCGATGCGCGATGCCGCAACGCGACAGGAATGGATTGTGATTGCTCTTGTGGTGGATCACAACACGGTGTGAATGTCGCAATGTCCCGCGCCCGGTTCGCAGCCGAGGACCTCGACCTGCGTCCGACCGCGGAGATGGCGGCGAACGCCGAGCGCGGACTCGCGCTCCGCGAGGAGCACGGCAAGGGCGGAACGGCTGTCGGGGTCGCTCGCGCTCGCGACATCAAGAACAGGGCGAACCTTTCGCCCGACACGGTCAAGCGCATGCACTCGTTCTTCAGCCGTCACGAAGGCAACCAGAAGGGCGGCGAGGACGACGCCGGATACATCGCGTGGCTGCTGTGGGGAGGCGACGCTGGCAAGGCGTGGGCCGCTCGCAAGGCCGCGCAGATCAACAAGGACACCAACATGAAGAACGCACGCAAGGCAGGGTTTGCGTTGGACGACATCGGTAGCCGCGAGCGACTCAAGGAGTCCATTCAGCGACACCAGTTCTACACCGACAGGATCCGGCGAGCGCAGGCCGAGTTCCGCGTAGCCTTCCGAGAGGACTTTGGGATAAACGCCGACCCAGAGGTGATCCGCGACCTGAACGCAGTCGTGGACCGGGCGATTGCAGATAGCCAGCGCAACCCTAAGAAGGCCGCTGCGGATCTCCGAGCGTGGGCGGACGGCATCACCAGCATGTGGATGCACCACGACCACGGAAAGCGCACCGCGCTGGCGGCGCGGCAGATCGCGATGCAGATGGCAAACCTCGCGTCGTCTGGGTTTGCACGCAAGGCCACACCAAACAAGGACCGATTCTCAATGGACATGCAAAGCAAACTGATGGACCTGACGCGGCGGTTTGGCTTCAAGCCTTCGCGAGTCATCGTGCGTGGAACGCACGGCACGATCCTGTTTGAGGACCAGCCGGGAGAGGCCACGCGATACAAGCAGAAACTTGCGCCTGTGATGAAGGCAATGGGAATCCCCGACTCGGCAATCAAGGCGCGGGAGGTCTCGTACCCAGAGGAGGACGGCGAGCCAGCGACGCACACGGGCGTGGTGGAGATTGACTACGCCGTGCTGGCAAATGTCAAGGCTTCCCGCCCCGGCGCGAAGGCGGCGTTCAGCGTTGATTCTCGCATCGAAGTCCTGCGGCAGAAGGTGCAGACCTACATCGCCAAGGGCGGATCGTGGCAGGGACTCGACAAGCCCGAGGGTCTTGCGAAACTCGTTGGCGACATCATCAACGGGTCATTCCGTCCAACCGACACGGGCATGGACAATGTCGAATCGCGGCTTCGCAAGTACCACGGCATGAACTTCTCCCGCACGGGCGCGAAGTCGGCGTTCGCCGTCAAGAAGTCGGTAGGTGGTCAGTTGGTGACGCTGGTCAAGGACGCAAAGGGCGCAGATTGGGTGTCCTACTGGGCGGATTGGAGCAGCCCGACAGATGTACGCGTCAAGCGGCACGGCAAGTTGGTCGAATACACCGATGGCCGCGTCGTCCTGCGCGATACTGCAGGGAACATCGTGAGCGAGGGACGCGCAGGCTACGGCAGCATGTCGCCTATCCGCGCAAGTCGCACGGGCGCGAAGTCGGCGTTCGCCGCCAACAATGTTGACCTCTGGAACTACTTTGCTCGGAGTGACTTCATCATGGTCAAGCAGAATCCGACCGAACTTGCCAACTACGAGCGGTTTGCCAAGAAGGCGTTGAGCATGGCCGATTTCACGCCTCCGGCGCGGCAGGGTGATGGCCCGAGCCTGCATCAGATGGCGAAGGAGGCGCTGGCGGACATCGCGAAGTACAAGGAAACCGTCTACCGCCACAAGAACCGCGCCCCGTGGGACACCTACGCTCGCCCCGGCGCGAAGGCGGCGTTCGCGCACCCGTCGTGGCATGAGGGGATCCTCGGCAAGGACACCGCACCAGCGCTCGCGGCGTATTCGTGGATCGACCGCAGCAATGTCCCGGTGCAGGGCCGCACGCAGACCCTGCTCGCGGACCTCGCGGCAGGCGTCCATGCGACCAGCCCGAACCTGTCGATTGAGCAGGCCGTGCTCGCAGCCGCCAAGGACATGGTCCGCAAGGGCGTGGCGACAGGCGACCTGCGCGAGTGGGCCGCGAACGGCGGCAAGTTCTCGCGCCCCGGCGCGTCCGAGGCTTTCGCGCTTGGTCGCGTGTCAACCGCCGCCACGCCGCAGGCCGACGAGGCTCTGACCGCGCTCGCCGCGAAGGTGGGCCGCGAGCACACCGTGAGCCTGTTCAAGCGATGGGCCGAGGGCAAGGCCGCGATGTCGCGAGGCGACGGCAAGGCAAGTTTCAGCGGCGGCAACTACTACACCGTCGCCGCACACATCGCAAGCGACCCCGCAGGGGAGCGAAACTTTCAGGATCTTGCGGAGGCAAAGGCTTACGCAAAGGTCATGCTGGACGCGGCAAAGTCGCGGGCAAAGGGCAAGCCCGTGGTTGTCGATGTCTACCCCGTGGTGAACTATTCTCCGCAGGCTGCGGTTATGACCTTGAAGGCGTGAAATACGACATCTGCTACCGTGTAAACCATGCCTGACACGCCGAACGACCCCAATCCGCTCGCGAACGGGCTGACTCCGGCGCAGCGTCCTCGCAAGCCGCTCAAGGCTCCGGTTGAGCGCGGCTTGACGCAGCCTCTCGCGACCGCTGTCGAGGTGCAGCGGTCGTTCTTCACCACCGCCGACAAACTGCTGCGGAACGCGAGCATCGCGTACCGACTCAATCCGCAGTACCAGCAGATGATGCGTGCGGACGCCGACATCGAAGGCGTCCTTCGCTCGCTTCAGGTCACGCTCGCGTCGCTGGAGTGGGCGATATCGTCCACCGACGACACGAACGAGAAGGCGGTCGAACTCGCGCAGCGCATCAGCGACATCTTTGAGGCGATGCCAAGGCGCTCGGACTTCGTGCGTGCGATGCATGAGGCCGTCTGGTACGGCAGCGCAGCGACCAACATCGTCTACCGACGAGACCCCCGCCTCGGCATCGCGATCAAGGAGTGGTATCCGTTCCACGCCGACACGCTCGCGTTCGACCAGCGGGGCAACCTCGCGATGCGCGTCGGAGCCGAGTATTCGATGCACGGGCCGTCCGAGCAGAACATCGGGTTCGACAGCCGCGTCCACATCTTCACGGACGAGGAGCGCAAGGCAATCGTCCACCACCGAGTGTTCGTGAGTGCGCCTGACTTCAACGACCCGAACGGCACGGAGTCGATCTACCGAGGCATCGGCGCTCGCGACATCTGCTGGTTCATGTGGTTGGCGAAGCAGGAGATCCTGCAGGACGCGATCACCTACGCGGAGCGGTACGCGATGGGAATCCGCGTCGGCTACTACCCGCTCGGGCAGGACGCAGGCCGCTCCATGATGGAGACCGTGCTGGCAAACCTGACGAACGACAACTCGGTGCTGCTCCCGCAGAGCGGCACGGAAAAGATCTACGACATCGACATCAAGGAGCCGAATGCGGGTCGCGCTCAGGTGTTCATGGAACTGGTCAACTGGTTCAGCGGCAAGATCAAGGAGGCCATCCTCGGTCAGTCGCTGAGTAGCGAAACCGGATCCACGGGCCTCGGCTCGGGCGTCGCGTCGCTTCACGCCGACACGCTCTCGCGCATCATCCGCTACCACGCGGACGCGCTCGCGGACTCGCTGACCTGCGACTTCGTTCGCGTCGTCGCACGGATGCTCGGCGCGTCGGAGGACGAAGCGTCCTGCCTGCGGTTTGAGTTCGCGCCCGAGCGCCCCGATCCCAAGGAAAGGTTGGAGGCCATCAAGACCTTCATCGAACTTGGCGGTTCGGTGAGCGAGCGCGAGGTCCGCGACCTCCTCGGCCTCGCGCAGCCGTCGCAGGACGAACCCGTGCTCCGGGGTGCGAGCGCCACGCCCCCGGGATCCGGCGACGCGGTCGCCGCGCTGCTGTCGGGCGGCTCCGAACCCGCCGAGGGCGTTCCGCCGTCGCCCGACGCTCCGCGCCAGTTCTCGCGCCGCACTTGGTGGGGCTGACTTATGCAGCAGGACCCTTCGCTCGCCGCGCTCCTCAAGGACGCCGCGCAGGCGTACCGCGAGGCCATCGCCGCACAGGTCGAGGGCGTGGACCCGTCCGAGCATTGGGAGCGTTGGAAGGCCGACACGGCGGCTCTGCTGCTGGCGTCGTGGGCGGCTGGGGCGCTCACGACCGTCCGGCAGGCCGGAGTCAAGCCTGCGCTGGCATCCGCCGCGGCGCAGCCCACGGCGTTCGCCCGGGGCATCCCCGAGACCGTCTACAGGTTTGAATCCGGGCCAGCGGCTTCGGTCGTTTCCCGGTTCATCAACCTGCTCCCGATGACCCGCCAGCGATGGGAGGCCCTGATTGACTACGCGTACCAAGCGGCGGGGGAGATGCAGGGCGACGAGGCCGCGAGCGCCCTTGCGAAGATCCTCGACCGTTCCCCGAGGCTCCGCGATCTCGTTCAGGGTGCTGCGGGTCGTCCGCCTATGCCGGGTGTCAAGACCCCCAAGCGAGCGCCCGAGGCCGTCAAACGCGCCCGGACGCCCGAGGTGCAGGCCGCTGTGCAGGGGTCGTTTTTCGCGACGGGCATGACGCGGGAGCAGGTCGAGCAGACCCAGCAACTCCTCGGCAAGGTCATTCGGCAGGAGGTCACGACCAGCGTCGCCGGGAAGAAACTCCTGACGCTCGGCCTCGGAGACTTCGTGGAGCAGGCGACGCTTGAGACGGGGACCGACCTGACCTCGGCGCGGCTGGAGACGATCTACCGCACGAACCTGAACCGGGCGCAGACGCAGGGGCAACTCGACATCTGCCGGGATGAGACGGTCAAGGCGTTCGTCCCTCTCATGCGATTCAGCGCCACGAAGGACAAGCGCACCCGCGACACGCACAAGGCGATGGACGGGTACATCGCGACTGTCGATCAGATCGACGCGATGGGGATCCCGGCTCCGCTGGGGTTCAACTGCCGCTGCGCGTGGATCCCGATCAGCGTCAACAAGGCGGTCAACGAGGGCCTGTGCGACGAGGACGGCAATCCCGACTACGAGGAGATCAAGCGCCGCAACGGATCGCGCCAGCGCCTGATTGACACAGGGCAGATTCCAGATCCGGGTTTCATCAGCGGCTGATAGGATCAACGCATGGCCGACGCAACGATCACCACTCCGCAGCGCAACTACAGCCTGCTCGCATCCGCCAGCACGCCGACCTCGTTCGCGGCGCTGTCGATCACCTCGCGCCCGAGCACGGGCGTCGTGTGGGACTACCAGACCACGGGAGCGAACGCATCGCCGTCGCTCATCCGTCTCATGCCGTGGTGCGGAACCGCAGCGGCGGGCGCGAGCGGTTCGATGCGCGTCGTCGGCTGGTCGCGCATCTCCGCAAGCGAAGGCGACCGCTGGCTCCCGTCGATCCTCGGTGAGTTCACGCTCACCTTCAGCACGACGCTCGGGAACATCCCGTCGTGGACGCTCGACACGAACACCGTGCGGCCCTACCAACTCGTCTCGCAGGCGGCGAATGCTCCTGCAGCGTACCTGTACAGCCCCGGCAGCACGAACACCGCTGCGTCCGAGCCGTGCGAGATTCTGCTCGACTGCAAGGGCGCACAGGTCGTGACCGTGCAGTTCGCGATCACCGCATCGCCGTCCGCGACGATGGGCGTCCTGTACACCACCCTCTGAGGCACACCGATGCGAGCGATCCGCAGCCGACAGATGTTCAACGAGAGCGACACGCTGGTGCAGCCTGCCAGCATCGCGTTCGGCTCGCTGCGCCCGTCGCAGTTCATCTCGGATCTTGCGGCTGGTCGCGACAGCCTCGACATCGTCGTTGTAGGTGACAGCAACACAGGCTCGGCGCTTGCAGACATGTGGGGGTATCACCACGGGCTGCAGCAGGCGCTGTTCAACCGCGGCTACACCTGCTACGCGACTCCCGTCTGTCCTGTCGTCACGGGATTCACGACGAACCCAGCGGTAGCATCACCGAACATCTGGCGCGGGGCCGTCAACATGGAGTCCGGCGGGAATGCCGGGAATGCTCCGTTGCTCGACGGAAACACAAGCGGAGGTTCCACGCCGTATGCGGTCTGGAATCCCGGAACGACTTGGACGCGCTACGGCAGCAGCACATCGGTTCCGCCCTACATGGAGAGTTGGGCATACCTCGCGAACAGCACCCAATACTTTTCAACTAACGGGGTTGGCCTCGACATCGGCCATCCGCTGAACACGAATGGAAATGTGCTGCGATATCGGGTGCGCTACGGGCGATTCGTCGGCTCAGGTGGATACATCTGCCCAATCGTGCTGAATATCGTTTCACCTTCCCCCACAATTGCTACCTCTAAAGCCGCGTTTAGTGCGCTGAGTGTCTCTGGCGGGGTCGATCCCATCGCAGCGGAGGTTTCGTGGACCGCGAACGGCACGAACGCATACCGAGGCGGATGGGGGTACACCGGGCCTGATGGAAGTGGAATCGTCACCAAAGGCCCAGTTGCCGTCCACTCTCACAGCATGTACCGCGCCACAAAGGGCTGGGCGGTCACATCGCACGGCTATCAGGGCGGCGAAACCTCGACGCAGATCGCGACCAGACTAGACACCGTCAAGGGCGCACCACTTCGGGAGCACCTCACGGAACTTCGCGCACGGCAGATCGCAGCCGGAGGCACAGGCCGCGTGCTCGTCATGGTGCAGAGCGGCACGAACGGAACGGATACCGCGGCGACATGGGTTGCCGCCCACAAGACAATCTGGGCGTCGTACCGGACGGCGTGGGCGACCCTAGGGTATCCGCCCAACGACCTCGCCATCGTTTCGTGGGTTTCTCATCCGCTTGACGCCAACGACAGCAGCAGCACGGGCGCATCTATCGGGAACCTGCAGGCATGCCGCGTCGCATCGCAGCAGATGGCGCTGGACAACCCGGACATGTGCGTCGTGAATGTCAAGGCGCTGGCGTCCTACGAGCAGTTGCTCTGGGCTGGCGGCAACGGC